TAGCTGCTTTTGCTGCTCTGGCTTTTTCTAAACGCTCTAATAATACTGCTCTATCTGTCATAGTCTGTTATCCAATCCATCCAAAAGACCTTCTAGTCTTTTAATAATTTTACTTTGAGCTTCTACTAGTTCTACAAGAGTATCTATTTTAATATCTACATCATTCTCTAGAGAATCCAACTTATCATACACATCGTTAATATTCATCATAATATAATACCTCCTAAGTACAAAATAACGATTCCAAAAAATAGGAAGGTTAATAATATTAATGACGGTAATATTTTTTTAAGAAACCATAATGCAAATACAAATGCATGATATGCAATGTAGCAAATGCCTCCTAGAAATAAAAACGAACCTAATATAATTAACCATTCCATACATACATTATATGAACTTAGGAACTAGAAATCAACTCTTGGGTTCTATCAACGACTCTAATAACCCTTTCCATTCTACTGTTCTAGTAGCCCAACTATAAAAACTATCAGCATATACCTTCTGCATGTGTAGACGTTGATCTAACATAGGTTTCTTATCAGGTTTATTAAATAATTCTATAGCTTCTATTAAGCATTGTCCAAATGCATTAGCATGCAGTTGTGGGTCTTCATTAAACTGATACATATAAGTCCAGTTTGCTGCTGTCTCAGGAAGAGCACCTAAATTACTATGAACACACATAGTTCCTGCTGACATAGCTTCCATCATTGCAATACAAGATGTCTCTTGCCATATTGAAGGATATGCAAATATATGAGCAGATTTAAGAGCTTCTCTTACTTCTGAATTAGGTTTAAATCCATGATAGGTCATCTGAGGATGTTCTTTAATAGCATCAAATAATGGTTGATATGGTTTATTTCTTTCTGACCAATTAGGACCATAGATATCAAAGGAACTATAAACATGTAAGTGAATATTGTCATACATCTTAGCTATTTGTTCAAATACAGGAACTAAAATCTCTAAGCCTCTATGAGGAGTAGTATGATAAATTAGATTGATTCCATCCTGAGGATCAGGCTTTTCATGTGCTTCAATAGGTTCAATAGCATTTTTAAGCACTACAGATTTACCATATGGCACTCCTAAGAAGTTAGCGTACTGTTGCATTTGCCATTGAGATACACATACAATCTTATCAAACTTATCTTGATTTTCTGGTTCTTTAAGATGAGCTGATTCTGGGTCAAGAGGAAGATCATGAAGCCATAAAATCTTTTTCTTATCTTCTTCTAGCTCTCTCACTCTTGAGCAGATAATTTGAAATTGATCTAACAACTCTTTAGGGAGTCTTTCATGCAATCCATATTTCATTTGCTCAGTTCCACCTTGAGCATCTTTATCTACTTCATTAGTTTCAATAGCAGCGCCATCTACTCCTACAATTTTTTTATCTTTTTCTAACGGAGCTCCATCTGAGCCTACAATTTTTAAATCCATAATTAACTCTCTAATTTAGCTACTAAGCTATCATAACCACCTATATTTTCTCCTTCAAATCTAATTTGAGGGAATGTTCTTGCTCCTGGAAATTGTTCAAAGAGCTCTTCTCTAGTAAAGTCAGTGTCTAGTTGTTTATAAGTAAACTCTAAACCTTCTTTTTCGCATAATTGCTTTGCTTTGTCACAAAAAGGACAATTAGTTTTTCCATATATTTCAATCATTTTTTCTACTCCATAATGTTTCAGTGTGCTTTCCGCCCATTGCTGTTGTACCTAGTATGCCTGGATCATATCTATCTATTGTGTAATAATTTTTAAAATTCTGACGTGCAAATGCAAACACGCCTCTTGATCTATAATGACTATCTAATGATGGATCAGTAGCAAAAACATTAAAATCATTTACAATAGCTTCTGCTATAATATTTAAAGTAAGATAATGAACTACAACAACGTCATAATTTGCGTAAATATTTTCTTTAAAGCTATCTTGCAATTCATATCCGGGACCATCTGATATTAACTGATCAAATAAAGGATAATCATATCTATGTATAAGGTTGAATGCTTTTTGATAATCTTGACGAGCGAAAGTTCTGTTATATTTTTTACAAAACCCTTCAGCTACTTGAACCATAGGTGAGTTTTCATCTACATGTAACAATATTTTATTCATTTATTTCATTCAATATTTTTTGTAAGTTATCAGATTGCCCGATACGTACATTTATAATTCCATTATAATAATCATCTGAGGCTAGTACATTTCTATCAAACTGTTCTTTAGCTTCTAAGTAACCAGCGCTTCCTTTACTAGGACAGAAATATAATATCTCTCTTATAAATTTATCTTCCCCTAAATTAGCTACATCATTCTTAAGATGATCAGATGAACCCCAATAAGTTCTCCAGTCACTTTCTTTAAACGATTTTCTTTTTCTCTTTTTACCTTTAAGAGGAGGTCTAGTTACTTTAAACTTTGCTAGTTTTTTACCAACATACTTTCTATTGTTAGTAGTATTGGTTATTAAATATACAAATGCTTCACAATCATCTGGTAGTTCATCTACTACTTTACCTTTATAAGTCCAGATGCTCATCTTCATAATCTTCTTCGTCTCTATACTCTAGCTTTTCGCCACAGCTAGGACAATACTTCACTTTAAAAATTTTATCTTCATGACTGACTTCACCTTCGAAATCACATTCCATGCATAAAACTCTAGTGATCATAAGCTAAATCCCTTAAACGTATCTTTCTCTACGTCTTTTTTAACTCCTCCTACAATGTAAGAAGAAATCTCTGTTTCTTGAGGAGCAACTTGAACGTCACCTCCGCTAATCCATTTCTGAGTCCATGGAAGAGGGTTACTCCCACCTTTAAAATTATGTTTTACTCCTATAGCTGAACATCTTTTAGCTGCTATCCATTCAACATAGTCCTTAAGAACACTAGCATTCAATCCAATCATTGAGCCGTCTTTAAATAAATATTCAGCCCATTTCTTTTCCTGATCTACTACTTCTTGAAAAATTTGTAATACTTCATCTTCTGATTGCTTAGCTATTCTAGCCATCTGAGGATCATCCTTAACGATTAGTTTAAGAATAGATGTAGTTGATCCTAAATGAAGATTTTCGTCTCTTGCAATAAACTTAATGATCTTAGCATTACCTTCCATTTTTTTAAGTTCAGCAAATGCCCAGCTACAAGCAAAGGATACATAGAACCTTACTCCTTCTAGAGCATTTACAGCATTTAAGCATAACCATAGAGCTTTTTTGTGCTGTAAAGTCCCGTAACTTCTGGGATCATCATTGTATCTTATTAGATCATCATAGTAACGTGAAATACTATCAGAACAGTCTGTGATCTCTTTTATATTAAGCATGTTATCAAATACAACAGAAGGATCAGAGTAAATATTCCTAATGATGTGAGTATAAGATCTACTATGAATAGTTTCAGAAAAGGACCACGTCTCAATCCACGTCTCCAACTCTGGAAGAGAGACGATAGGTAAGAACGCCAAATTAGGAGCTCTGCCCTGAACAGAATCGAGTAGTATTTGCCTTTTGAGGTTAGAAGTAAATATATGTTGTTCGGCATCTGATAAGTCCTTAAAGTCTTTGTTATCCCGAAGTATGTCAACTTCTTCTGGTCGCCAGAAGAACCCTAATTGTTTATCTGTAAATTTATCTAACTGTGGATATTTTATATCATCATAACGAGCAATATCAACACTTCCATCGAAGAACATCGCTCTTTTTTTAGAATTGTTTTTGTTTATTTTGAAAACGGACATTTTATTCCTCTTGTATATGGGTTTTTGTTAGTTCCAAATGTTACATCATTTTTAAATCTTTCCCAATGCTGTCGCCCTCCTGGCATTGGACTCCAATTGTTGCATGGTCTTAAAATATTAGAATAATATATGTTATCATCCATATAAGCATGCCATCCATAAAGCTCAGTATGCCTTCCTAAGATATAGTTATCTAAATTAATCAGTGATGAAGGTACAGTTTGCATAGTATCTATATTAGTTAGATCTGTAGTACCTAAGCTTTCTAATTCATATGAATCTTCTGAATCAAAATACGGCTCATATTTCATTTGAGATTCAATAAAATTTTCAACCCGCTTTATATATAGCTGATGGAATTCTTGAGTTCCTTCAGGAAAGTCTTCTTTTACATATAATTTATGCTCCGGGGCTGGACCTGAATATTTACCTTCATATCTTAGCCATTCTATTTTACGAGGTGTAATTTTATGTAACATGCCTTGCTTATGCAAGTTTTTACTTATGTCGTAAATATATTCATCATAAACATTATGACCAAAGATCTCATGAATAATAATATCTGCTTCAGGAAATGTAAGATTTCTTGCATCACCATGAATAAATTCGACATTATCATAATCGGCTAACATCTTTTTAGCTACATTAAGGTATCTTTCAACAAGCTCAATACAATAGACTTTTTTGGCTCCATATTTAATAGCTAGATAGCCCATAATACCCGGACCTGTTCCTAGATCAATTACTACTTTATCTTTTACATTCTCTTTAATAAATTGCTCATAAGCATGCATTTTATTATCATCGAGACTGCATCTTAGCTCCCAGCATTGAACTAATTCAGGGTCCCAGGCTTCTCTCTTATTTTTAGATTTTGCAGGCATCGCAGTCATCATCCTCATAATCTTCTTCTACGCCTGTTCCTTCTGCATAAGGGTGTGCAGGCTCTTCAAAGTCATCTGTAGCTCCATCATATGTATTGAAGTAATATAGTTGCTTTCCTCCGTACTTATAAAACATAA